GGAATACGATAGTGGATTCTTCTTCGCATCTTGTGTCTGTGATACGAATACCTTGTAGTCGGATTTACCAGACTTTTGAGCAAGGGCATCCATTACTTTACCGTGACCGATAGTCGGGGGATTCATCCGACCGAACGTGAAGAATACTTCACGCTCTTCTTCGATGATGTATTGGGAAAAATTCTTAATCATTTTTTATCCGCACCACCACCGCGCTTTCGTTCAATCTCCGCCTTTCTTACTTGAGGTAGAATTTTTCTTGCCGCACGATCAATCTTACTTTGCATCGCAGGTTTTTCGAGACGCTTTTCGATCTCTTTCTTACGCGCAATAGATAACTCGGACTTGTCTATGCCCTTAGTAATTTTCTTAACGAGAGCCTTTCGAGCAGACTTACGCGCACGTAATTTTAATTTATCCATACTCGCGATTTTACGCTCAGAACGTTTACGACCCATAGCGATTTTCGCTTTGTTTCGTTTCATTCTCTGACCGAGTTTACGTCGCTGCGTAACATCTAACGCTTCATCAGTCTCAACTGCTTTTTCGTTAGTATTACCAGTAGGTATATCTTTCTTTCTCTTTTTAGCATTATACGCTAACTGCTCATCACCCGACATGGTGTAATCAACATTTATAAAATGCTTAAATGACATAGGCGCCATTCACTTATCCTCTTTTGGTTTATTCCATATTATCTACGAGCTGAGTCCCAGCCCTTTAGTATATCGGATGAAAAGTTGTTGTATGAAAATTCCATACGGTCAACTAGTTTCACCGCATCACCACCAAGTTTATCAATTGCTACGTATCCTTCTTCACCTGTTACTTTATATCCATCTTTAGTTTTAACGAAGGTATCAATTGTCTTTAATTTGTCTAAACTATTTATAAGTTTTAATTTCGCAAGTACCAGAGTTTTCTGTAAATCAAACATCTTTTCTAAACTAGCACGATTATCATCAGAAAAGAACTCCATCTCATCCTTCATTTTAGCGATCCAAGCGTCCTTACCGCGTTGAGATTTCTTACTTTCGATTTCTTTTTTGTAGTAAGCTTGTCTATTACTTATCAATCCGTTAACATGCTTTTTTGAGTCAGGAAGCAATGCTCCCGCACGAACGAAGGTGTTGTTGTATGTCTCAATAGGTTGTGCGAGTTTAGGGTTCGCCTGTAATGTACGCAGAGTTGTAGCCGATATCTGATTGAATAACTTACCCGCGTTAGACAATATCTTAGTGACTTCTTCGGTCTCTCTCTTAGACATTGTCGCGTGAGTCACATCTCTCAACATAGCATCTTGTGACCAGACATTCTTGGACTTCTTTAATTTAGAAACGTCTACACCGTATGACGCCGACATAGTTTCGAAGGTACTACCTTTGTAAGTAGTGTGCCAAACGATACCAATCTTCGCGTCACGTACAGACTTAGACTGCTCGTAAGGTACCGCATACGCAATAGTGTTTGGGTGGAAAACGGTGTACTTCTGACCGTCGATGTTCTTGGTAGAAACGTCACCATTACCAAATAGGAAGTCTCCCTGAATAACACCTTTGATTCCCAACTCGGGAAGATAACGTAATGCTTCCTTTAACTTCGCATTTAAGTCGCCAGACGTATCATCGTCAATGTCAGCATTAGTCTTGTATACCTTTGGGTTCTTATTGAAGATACTTTTCTTAGCAACAAAGAACTTACCGTCACTTGGGTCAGTACCACAAAAGACCGCAGGGGCACCGTCCCACTTCACGGATACATTCCCTTTAGAAGTACCCGCCAACATATCCCGCAGACCGCGTAACGCGTTAATTGCCTGACGCGTACCGTCAACACCACCATAGAGAACCTTGTCCTCGATATGGGTCATGTGAGTATTTTTACTCTCTGTGATAAACTCTTTAAAGTTCATGGTCATCTATCCATCTCTGAACTTCTGCCTTGGCAGTTTCTACATTCTTATACGCTGTAGCTGGGTGTCTTGGAGTATTCCCACTCTTATCAAAGACAGTAGGCATCACTTTCTGACTACCGTCTTTGTTCATCTTCATAGAGTCCATACCCGACAATCGAATCTCAAACTTACCGTCCGAGGTTACGTGTTTATATACCTTCTTACGACCAATCATACCATCGGGAACTTTGTTCCACTTTACTTTGGTCGATTCTTCAAGGTGTTTTTTGAATGTTTTCATAGTAGAATTTTTCCATTATGCGTTATCTACCAAAATAAGTTCGAATGTTGCTGATACTTTAGTGGCCTGTGCTGCTGTCAAGTCAAGACGGATATCACTCTTTTCACCGAATCTTAACGGTATAGGATATTCCTGAAGAATATTTTGACCGCCCGCAGAGTAAAGTCTTCCTTTAATTCTAAATGGACTGAGAGGACTATTCCTTGACATAAGACTGTAACCCATAGCGGAGTTAGTTGACGCTTTGTCCGAACCTAATGTTAATTTAAGTAAGTACGCAGTCTTGCCCGCAGGGACAGTATACACTGCCATCAGAGTTTGCGCAAGACCCGCAGTGATTCTAGCAGCAAGACCACCAGACATTGAGATGTCGACATCAGCGACGTTAGTAGTGTTTAGCATTTGTGCTCGGAATACGCGTGAGAACCGTTCGACCGCAGTATCACCAATAGCAACAATCTCTGATATCTCCTGAAAAAATTCATTCAGACCGGTGATTATAACCGAATCTCCAATATTTTCTGTTGAAGTCACGATGGGGGTGTCAGTATCAGGATATGAGTAGGTGACACTACCAGTGTTACCGTCCCAAACTGTTCCGGTAGTCACGTCAACGCTTGTTGCGCCAAATTTGTGAATGTGCGATTGACCATCGATCAAACCGCTGGCGAGGGGGATATTGACTAACGCCCCACTACCACCACCAATGTTACCATCTTTATCGGCAATCATTACAACTTCATGTAGGTCGTTATTACCTGCGCTGTAGTGATTACCACGATTTACTGAATATTGTGCCATGATAGGCCTCCTATAATAGTTTTTTACCAGTCGCAGGTTTACTCTTATAGTCGCACATGATGTGCGATGGATAGAGGCCGCCTTGCTTATTTCGTATATTTATCTTAAAGTCAAAGTATTGATTACTGAATACAATGTCTATTCGTTTACCGTTACCCTGTTTACCACCATACTGTATCTCAACATCTCCGGTGATAGTGGCATACTGTGGGTTTTTTGCTTCAGACATTTCCCAGAAATACACCTTACCGCCTTCCATACCGTGAACCATCCAATACTTAGAACCAATACAAGTCTGTAAGAATTTCTTTAACTTTTGTTTATCTAATTTCGCTTTCACGTTAGGGAATTTTTTTCTCCCATAACTATTAAACACATCACAGAATATCTCATTTTCCAAACCGAATGTATCTAATATAGCCTTACCCATAGCAGTCTGTATTGACCCAGACCTTATGTCAGACGCAGTAAATATCGTACTAATACCCGCATTCATGAAAGTCAAGGTACTTGAGAACTTCAAGGAAAGGTAACTGAACTTCCCGTTAGCATGCTTCAATGTAATGTCGGTTAACTTTTTACCGTGGTCTGAGTGGTTATATGGGTCAATGTATATCTGGTTACCTTGAAGTTTAATGGGGCGACTTTGGTTCATACCACCTTCTGCGATAACTTCAGTTACCGGAGACCGTACCGCCTCAGCACATTTAACAAGTATATGCTCAACTTCTTTTGAATACGTCTTCTTACTCGTTATACCAGACAGCTGTTCGTTCAGCACTTCAACGAAGTCATGCTCGAACTTGATACCTTTGTTTACTCTGGTACCACCGGCGGGTTGACCACCAAACTCTTCAGTCTTCTCTAATTTAGTAAGAGGCAGTTCTGCTCGGGCCTTCTGTCCTTGCATTTTACCGCCAACTATTACCTTCCGTTGGTTGGTAGGTAATAGTTTCAGAGCAAGAATCTTACCCGCAATATCTAACGGTTCTCCATGAGAGTACTTCGTGTTGTTGATAACAATGTATTCCGAAACGAGAATACCGTCATCCGTGACAAAGTTATTGGACTTACCATCCATCTGAAAAACTTTCTGTACGAGAACTTCAGAGCGGTACTCTTTATTTTCCCGTGTTATCTCATTGTATGATAAATTTGCCACTAACTAGTCCCCTTTACTCTCTATAGAGTATATCAGATACTATTTATATGTCAAGGGAATTCATGTTATTTTCTTCTTTATATTGAGCAATAGTGTCAATAAGTGGACGAACCCAGTTGTCACGGTGTTCGATAAAGACTTGTGGTTCATGGTTATCTACAGAGATAATCGTGACCAGTTGGGTGATAGGCATACCTGTACGTTCTTCCCACATGATTGCGTAGGCAGACTCTTGCATGAAGTAATTCTTAATCCAGTCAAGACGTTTAGGTTTCATAGCAGTCTTGTAATCGATGATGGATAACTTACCGTCGAAGACACCGACGCAATCCACACGACCTGCTACACCTAGATGGGTAGAGTAGAGGGGAGCTTCTTGAGCATGAACAAGAGTAAGTCGCTCGTCAAGAATAGGTTTGATTCTCAGAAAAGAATCTATTAGGTCGGGAGTACGTTTGGTCTTCTTCATTTCCCCATTATCAGGGTTGATAGCCATGTACTTGTCCCAATTAGGGTCATTGTTGACGTACTGTTCACAGATTTCGTGAACCGCAGTACCACGCGTAGATGCGCGATAGGAGACACGGTTCGCTTCTTTCTCACCAACACGAGCACGCCATTTAGCAATGGAGTCGCGAGAGAGAATAGAAAGGACAGTAGTGATAGAGGGAAGGTTGATACCTTCGGGGGTTTCATATTGACGACCGAACTCTGTAGTTACAGCAGTCATTTCTTGTAGTTCTATGGGAGAGTGTTTAAACATAATATAATCCAATTCAATTTATACCCCCATTATAACAGGCGTATTCTTTAATGTCAAGGCTTATTTTGGAAATGTCTGATAAAAGTCCCCGACGGGCACAGGACTGTGGAATGTACTTTTATAAGTTAGACGGTAAAATGTGGTGTGAGCTTTCATGGTCACTAAACTGTTGCGGCATTTAGATTTAAACTATGCGCGTATTGAGAGATTCAACAGTTTCCACATTGTCTTAACAGTACTAGTCCTGTACCCGTTAGGGATTTTGGTGGAGGAATGGGGAATCGAACCCCAATCGACGCCGTGCAAGGGCGCAGTAATCCCGTTATACTATTCCCCCGAATCTTAATGGTTCGGTTAGACTACTATATATACGTTTCGTATCTTAACAATCAGGATGATTCTCTACACACTGACCACTAGGTAATGATGTAGGTACATATCTACTTAGATTATCATCATACAGAGATACTTCAATGAATTTCACCAATTGGTCAATCTCTTCAGCAGTCAATCCTAATGGACGGAATCTATAGTCTAGTTTACCTTCCGGAATATCCGCTTGGGCGACACCTGCGTTCTTATACTCTACAACTTCACGTACACTCGCGAACGACGCACCATGACCCATAAAGTTAGAATCTGTCAGATTGTATAGTGGTGGAATTTTGAATTGATAGTCTTCAAACTCGTCTTGAGTAAACCCACCGCGACCTTTACGAACCGCATCGTTGATGGCATCTGCGTTTGCTATATTATCATTCACATCTAAGTCACTGAAACCGACCGCCATGAACATCTGTTCCTTAGTAGCATATTGTGGGGAACTAAGAGCAGGCCCTTGGTGACATCCCGCACAGTCACCTTTACCAAAGAACACTTGAGCACCCTTCAGTTCAGTCTCGGACAACGCATCCTCATCACCACGCAACCATTTCTGGAATGGTGCTTCATTGGACAAGATAGTACGTTCAAATGCGGCAATAGATTGTGCGGCAGTGACAAGTAAGTCATCTCCACCTATTTCCATAACAAGTTCTTGGTACTCGGGTAATGTTGTAAGCAGAGAATCATCACCAACGTTTAGACGATGTACACCAAGACCCGCGACTGCTTGTGTTTCTAGTCCAGACCACTGTCGGGCGTTATTCTCTTTAGGAGTATTCGGAGTAGATAGTATAGACTCATCAACACCTATATTGACAATACCATCAACCGCATTACCGAACTGACCGTTCCATAACATCACCTCTTGGTAAGCAGTGTTCATTGCGGTAGGAGACGCGAGAGGTTGTACGTCAGCGAGAGCCCCCAAGACATTAACACGGTTCGAACCATTACCGACACCACCTTCACCCACACCTTGAGCAATACCGGACTTGAATCCGGATCTAGCGTTGTGACAAGATGCGCACGAAAATGTTGCCTCATGGTCTTCGCTAGCACCAAGAGTCATAGCAGTTTCATGGAACAATAATTTACCCAATTTAACCTTTTCCTCGGTTATAGGATTCATCACATCTTGAGGAATGTTACTATAGTCGTCACTCATAGGAAGTACGAGGTCACTGACTATGATTAGCTCGCGCAGTTTTGCGCTCTCTATCTGTACGGGTGTTTGGGCGGGAGGAGTTGTAGTAGAAGGAACTTCAATGAACTCGGGCATTTCAGTACCTCCACCACAGGCGGATAGAAGTACGGATGTTACTGTCACTAACATTAGGTTTTTCATAATATACTCACAATATAAACAATAATATAAACAAATGGCGGAGAGTGTAGGATTCGAACCTACGGAACCTTTCAGTTCGTCTGATTTCAAGTCAGGTGCATTCGACCACTCTGCCAACTCTCCATTTGTAGCTATAATAACATAATATAGGATGCCTGTCAAGGCATTAAATATGTTATTCCGTCTTCGACCGAGTTATTCCCAATCCTATTGACTTCCGGACTTGCCATGCTCTCTCTGGGCACCACTCATTCAGTTATTTAAACAGGGGAATAAGACCCTGTGAGCGAGTTTAGAGTCGTCGTCGCGACTGTTCTATTATAGATCTTTTCGAAACATATGGTGGATACAAATAACCACCACACAAAATATAATAGCTACTTCTAAATAGTTCACTATAAACCTCTTAAAATGAGGGGCCCGAAGACCCCTCGTCACAACTAAGCATACAAATCAAAATCTTCTACAGTGTCAAAATATGATTCAATTGAAATCACACTCCTATCCAGTTCGAGTTCTTGAGTAAAGGTATATGCCGAATGGGGAGATATAAAAGTTCTCACCATCGGTTCAGCCGAGCTACCATCACGAACGTATCGTACGATAATAATATCCATCGTAGTCTCCTTGGTTAGCGATTGTTGACGTATGCAATTCAAATCGAGGGGATACAAATATAGATGGCGAGGAATAATATACGGTTGTATTTATATATTATTATATACCAAAAATTCTCTAATGAGCGCTGAACCTAACATTACCATCATAACCGCGTTCAGTATAATCAATGCGCGGTCTTTCCAGATAATAGATACCCACATCCACAGTGCGGTACCCAACACACCGACCGCAAGGTCGTATGTTCTAAACTCAGGGCCTGCCAATCTGAACATTACTGATACTATAATAAATAATGTTGCTGCCCACTTAACATACCAATCTAGTGGATATGTTCCGTTTTTACTTTCTTCACGTGTTGTCATAATATAATCCTTAAATGGTACGAGTGAGAGGACTTGAACCTCCACGTCTTGCGACAATGGCACCTAAAGCCATCGTGTCTACCAATTCCACCACACTCGCATTATTTGTTTCTACCACACCAAGTATCCGTTTGACTATGACAGTTAGGACACAACAATCTCAGGTTATCTAAACTGTGGTCAAACCTATTACCGTCTATATGGTCTAACTGTAGAGTGATAGGATTACCATTCCACTCATCACCTATGCCACAAGAAGTGCAATTATACACTAATATTCCTTCTTTGACAAGTCTTTTCTTCAACCTGTTAGTGTTATATTGCGGATGTTTTCCATCAAGAATATCTTGAGTGGTAAACTCAACACCCTTGAAAGGTTTACTTACACCCTTACCACCTTGGTTGGTCTTATATAAACCCAACTCAAGTGCTCTTCTTTTGAATGACATGAAGGGCATGTCGAGTTTCTTTGCCGCTTCTGCCATACTGTTACTACTTGATATCGCGTCTTGTAATGTCATCGATAAATCTCCTGTTATAGAAGTATTTATACGTTTACCATTCTTAACGTCTACCACTCGCATTCTGGCTCCGAAGGTTGGGATCGAACCAACGACCAATTGATTAACAGTCAACTGCTCTACCGCTGAGCTACTTCGGAATTTCTTCTTTCTTACTAAGAACGCTATTATACTACACTATGAGTTATTTGTCAACTATCTAAATCAGATAAATCAACAAAACCTTGTTCTAACCATTTTCTCTCAATTGGGGTTAACTTTATACGTTCTACTTCAGACGCTTCCAATTCTAGACTATGGTTACGATAACCTTTCCTGAGAAATATCCACATATACCTCAAATAGAATCTAAGTACACCGTATCGTTTTATCTGGTAACAATGCTCCAATTCATGTCTGAACAAAGTCTCTAGTGCCAATTGATTATTCATAGTATTAGCACCAATACTCATGGTAGTGAATTTTCTCGGTCTCATTATGATATAAGGATATAACACAACTCCTCGATACCGTGAGGGCCAAGGAAAGATAGAACCATCTTCTTCACGATATACTATACGGAATTTCATTACGCTGCGTTTAACTCAGTAATGGCTTGCTGAGTGAATCCTCGTTTAACCAGTTCATTACGGAACTTTGCTTTAATCTTAGGAGTCCTACATCTAGAATACTCTTCGATAAGTTCAGGTGTCTGAAGTGTTTTCACGAAGAATCTCTCGGTAGTAAATTTACCGGTAGTGCGATTGTGGTGGACGACATCGTCTTTATACTTAATAGGCATTTCAGTGTTCTCAGTTAATAAGTGGCGTCCCGTAGGGGAGTCGAACCCCTGTTACCGCCGTGAAAGGGCGGTGTCCTAGGCCTCTAGACGAACGGGACTTAGTTAATGTAATTTTTCTATCATTATGGTAAGTTCGCCAGCATTACCACTGACGTATATAGCAGCGTCACTTATATCTACATGAACACTGTTATATTGATAGTCTGCGCAGACCTCTTCTACTGCTCGGTCTATCGCACTATCAGGACAAGTATAACATCCCACTATCCAACCCATATGGTCATATATGATATAGACATGCCGTTCAGACGATTCGTCTATTTCATGAGCAAGACCTAGTGGAGTGTTAAAATATTCCATACGATTATATAGGGAAATTATAGCGTCTCCAAATAAAATATATGGTCACCTATCCCACCGATGAGTATCATACTTTCATTCCAGAAAGGGTCAACATAATCAGTATGATAGTGAGTAGCACCCTCAGTCAATCCTCTATACTTACCTACCGAAAGCATTTGTGTCGCAACAGATAATGAACGATACCACGCATCCATTTCACTGGGGGTGTCTGTCTTACCATCACAATACCATGAAAACTGACACTTATTGCGAACTGGGTAACCTTCCCACAAACGTGCTTGGTGTACCACTTCGCATACTGTATCAGGGAATCGATTAGACTCAACCCTATTGAGTACTACATCAGCAACCGCATACTGACCAGCAAGACTCTCTGAACGTGCTTCGTGGTAGATATTCATCGCGAGACATCTAACGTCTGGTTGGATATCAGTATACGAAGTGGGAGCAGATTCACTGATTACTGGAAGAGTGATTAGACCTACTAGTGACATTGACGCAACTATTAACTTCATGTTCATTATATGTACCTCTTGAAGATATAATTATGCGTTTCTGAAATAAGATAGAACATAGCAGGAATAGAGGCAAAAACAACAGCTGTATCAGCAACACCAAACGTATTTCTCTGATATACCGCAGCACTTACGACTAAGATACTTAGAATACAAAACACAATAGATTTCATGTGGTCTCCTTTAGTTAATGGTACATTATACACGAGACCCGAAACTTTGTCAAGGCATTTTAAAGCAAAAAAAAGAGACCGCTAGGGTCTCTTCTTAAACTACCAGTAAACCGGCTATTTCTTCTGCTGTGCGATCCACTTCTTCGCTATAGGGTTTTCTATAGGCGACTTAGTAAACCTAGTAGCATCACGGTATGCGCGTACAGTCTCTTGTTTGTAGTCTTTACCTTCAGAGTTGTCCACAACTAGAAAGTTCTTCTTACCGAACATCTGTTGGAACTTACCAATATTACGTTGTACTGCTTTCCAGTATTTGGTTGCCTCTGCTGCGCCGATAGTACGTTCGCGTTCAGCGTCTCGTTTAACAGCAGTGTCCACATCAGTGTTCACAAAGACCATTGCGACATCATAACCAATCTCACGTAACGAAGCTGCCTGTTTAGCAATCTTGTCGGGGTCTTTACCCGTACCATCGATAACGAGACCAAGACGACCTTTAATGTACATCGCCTGTTTGGTACCTGTTAGTGCCTTCGCTTTACCGCGAAGTTCTTGTCCTTGAACAGAGAAGATATTATCGGGATTCATTTCCATCCCAGCCTTCTTCATTGCTGCTTCGAATGCGTCATCAGAGTTAACAACTTTATAACCCATTGAGGTCAATCCAGTCTTACCTACGATAAATGATTTACCAGAGCCTGGCCCACCCGCAAGAAAGATTGCCTTGAAGATCGCGGGGTCATTGACCCCTTCTTGTAAGTAAGTATTGAATGATTTTACCACGGTTGAAGTGCCCATAACTGTAATGCTGACTCTACAAGGTCTGCTTTCTTAGTAGGTAGACGATCTGCCGGAAAACCAAGACTCTGTCGTTTCAGTTGAATAAAGACTTTTAGTTCTTTAACAGTCATGGCATTCAACAATGCTCGTTCTGCTTCTTTCGCTTCTTCAGACGGGCCGGTAAGTACAGTTCGAGTATTCTCACCTCTCTTACTTAACCACACTCCGACTAGCACAGCGACTATTACAAAAAGACCGATTGTTAACGTAGTATCACTCATAATTTTTTGCCTATATTAATTAATGTTAGGTTATTTTACTTTATTTATACAAATAGTAAGTTTAAGTTTCAATACTATCAAATTCTGCTAACATGAGATCTGACCATACATGCTGAGTCTTCTCGCCCGGATGACCAAACTCTTTAACGTCCTGAAGTTTTTTGGCGGTAACATACATACATGGGCCTTTACCTAGTCCGTATCTACTTCTTGGTCTTAGAGCACCTAGAGCATCCTTCACCCACCTATTGTACATTGGAGTATCTCCGATAAACCCCACGTTGTGGTCGGGGCAGACCCCGACCTTCGGGTCTTTGAGGTTAAGAACTCCGAGCAAGTTAGACCAACTGCGATAGTGGAAAACTCCCTGTATGAGTTTAATACCAAGTGCGTCACACATCACTTCCATAGTCTTCATCATGGTAAGGTGGTGCATGATGTCTGTACGGGAATCATAAGCTTCGTTATAATAGTGTGCTAATATGTCCCGTTTCTTTTTAGTTCCAATAGTAGCGGTACGTACCGGAGAGTACTGAGTAGCATTCTCCGGTCGGTTTAGTCCAACAACGTTTTCACGAGACATTCGCATATATTCGACAACTTCTGCCCGTTGCCATGCCGACCATATCACAACCATGTGAGTCGGATTCTCTAACTCAGGATTGTGAAGGTGATCGGTTACAGCACGGAATATTCTGTCATTAGATGAACCACATACACCTAAGTTGACATAATCCATATTCAGTTTTTTCGCAAGAATAGAAGTCCATGTTTTGTCCCAATGTTCAGGTGGGTTACGGTCGAACCCCTCTAACTCATCTCCCCATACAAAGCTACAACCAGCAGTCAACAACATGTAATACTGTCCCTAATTAGTAATTAATTTATGAGAGTATTTATACTACTTCAGAATCGTGCTCTAAGTCATGTATGTACAGTTGAATCAACGAGTAGTGTAACACTTTAATAATGTCCTTACGCCACTCTTTAGGAGTCTCACCCTTCTTACCATAACGTTTTAAATACTTCTTAGCGTTACCGATACAAAACCCTGTTCCATGCCCATCGTCAATAATATCTTCGGTCGCCTGAATCTTACCGCCGGCATAGTGTTGGTTATAAGTTGAATCAATGTACAACCGTAATTCATCGAGTAACTGACCTTCACGGAACTTATATGGTGTAGACTTCTTATCGGCATCAAGGAGAGCGACTAGTTTGTCGTATCCAATGGATTCTTTAGGGGCCCTTACACCAAACCCAGCCTTATCCCACCCTGCGGGAGTTGCGTCATTCAATCGACTAGCAAGTTCTTGTTCTGAATAATGACTCATATGAACAACTCCTCGTACAAATCAAAGACCTCATTAGTTTCAGAACGAGCTTCATCTAGATTTCGTTTATGATAGATGTTGGCAATCTTACGAAAGTGTTTCTTATCAATCTCGTACTTTTCAGCAGTAACGTCGACGATATCTTTCATCAACTCACGTTCCGCTTCGATACGTAACATGCTATCGGACATTTCTCTTACCGCCGCAGCGACTTTATCTTTATCTGCTAAAATCATTATAGTATAATCCCACTAGTTGCTCGTGTATATTCCTTAGAAAAGTCTTGATTTGTTTCAGTAACAAACACATACTGTTGGAATGCCACAGACCTAGTGTCTTCATCACTAGTCATACAAATACCACGGGCAAAACCAACACCCTGATCACCATGAATTAACATACGTGGGTCTTTTAGTGTTACCACTCCATTGGAGTTCATAGATTCAAACTTACCTACATATTCGCCACTTACCGTGACTACTGTTACCACATCATTTAATTTCATTCTTCACTCTCAATTTCATCAATTAACATATCACGCATCGCTCTCGCTTGCGCATCTTCAGGGTTATTCACACTACCACCATTAACAAACTTATATGCTAGTGTAATGCGTTGACATCCTGCGTAAGCAGCGTGCCAACAGTGTAAATCTTCTTCTTCTCCAGAACCAAAATAATAGTGTCTAGCTTGCCATCCAGGCACATCTTGGATACGAACTATTTCGTCAGTCTTCTTATCATAGTACTCAAAGTAACCATCACCAGTCTCAGACCAAGTGAATAGTATTTGATAAGCGTTCGCATCATAGTTAGTATGCCATCCGACAAAACCGCCTGGCGGGTAATAGGAGAGTAATGCGGACGTGTGTGCTCCAATCTCCGCAGCGAAGTCATACTTGACCTTCTGCATAAAGTCTCCCCACATTTCCTTATCTTCACGTACCATCTTAGAGATAGGTTGCGCAAAGTAACGGTCGGGTGGGCCTACTAACTCAGGGTATCTAGATAGACAATCATCAAGATACTCACGAGACGTATAGTAAATACCTTTGTTGATATCTTCAACTTCGTGGTATGTCCAATACTTCTCATTATTGTAAGAAGGTTTTGATAACATCTCTTGCGAGAAACCATCGAGAACCTTTAACAACTCTTTATTCCTAATAACAACTTCGCTCATAAATCACTTCTTGTTTAACGTAAAACTTCCATCGATTAATTGTTTCCATTGTAACACATCGCCCACCTTCAAGTCAAGGGCTTCCATGAGTTCATCAGAGAATTCTATAGCAAGCTCTCCGTCTTCCACTTCAACTATAGGGCAGGTGAATATATTTTTATCTTCCGCGTCGCTCATTTTCAAATCGTTCATTGGCTGTTTTAATATCCTCGTCAGTTAACACATCATAGTTCGTTAAGTAATTTATAGTGTTGGCAATACCGCTCGCTAATCCAGACCGTCTACCTATCCTATAGGCAATAGCAATAACTGCCAACGCAATTACGGTGTGTAGTATTGGATCCATTATAGGATTCCTTATAGTTTGAAGTCAGAAAAATTAGATCTCTCCGTTAACAGTCTCTGGCCAGATGCGCTATTATCGAACGCTGGGCCATTGTCCTCTTCTTTATTTAGAGGCGAATCATTCTGGTCAACATCATACAATCGCATCTTACTTCTATCTACACCGATAACGAATCTCTGGTTCGCACCAAGGTCGTTATATCGGTTCTTTAACTGTTTCACTAATATCTGATTTGACGCTTTAAGTTCGTCATTCACTATGAGCGCAAACATAAGGTCTGCGGTCGCAGGCAATCCAAAAGACTCAGACGTATCTTCCAATCCGACATCATCATTATTGTAACCACCACGAGTAGTTTGTGTCGCCGACACGACAGGCACGTCAAACTCGACAGCAAGTCCACGTAACTCTTCAGCAATTGACTTGATGTAACTATAAGAGTTGATTGACCCACCCATACCCTTCATACGCGCACTTGAACAAATGTTCAGATAGTCAATGAAAATAATATCAGGTATCATATTACGTTTAAGTTTTAGCTCATTCAGTAACGCACGGAAGTGATTAGCATGAGCGGAACCAGTTGGATACTCTTTAATGATTAACTTACCATTAGTCTTAGTAGCAATATTCTGAACCTTCTTAGTAAATGAATCTTTACTGAGATGTTCTAATTGATCAATAGGGACATTCAGTAAGTTCGCATCAATACGTTCTGCGATACGTTCTTCGGACATCTCCATAGTGATGTATAGGACGTTCTTACCCTGAGACAGAGCAGAAGCTGCCATATGGCACATGAACAGAGACTTACCAACACCAGTACCCGCAAGAGCGATGTTCAATGTCTTCTTAGGTAGACCGCCTTTAGTAATACGATTGAAATAGTCTAAATCAAATTCTAGACGTTCTTCTTCCAAGTGGTAGAAATCAAAACGTTCATCAGCGTTATCAATATAGTCGTGACCAATGTTAGTATCGAACGATACGGACAGGGCTTTAGACAGTACATCAGGAATAGCATTCTTACCCAACTCAGCGTGTTTGCCGTCGATGATAGAGATAGACTCCATGACAGCATTAAACACCGCACGGTCTTGACACCACTTCTCAGTGCGCTCAAGTAACCACTCTAAGTTTTCCTCAGAGTAATTGAAGATGTCCGGAAGGATATCCATAGCATGACGGTACTGCTCGTCAGTGAGACGGTCAGTACTGTCCAGTTCAATCTTGAAAGCTTCCTTAGATGGAAGACGATTGAACTTAGCAATAAACTTAGTAAACTCTTTGAAGAGTGCCTGATAGACACCCTCAAAGTAGTCAGGATTTATAAACGCTGCGAC